GGATAGGCGACGATGAAGGTACAGAAGATCCGTTTGACGTTATTAAAGCGGGAAAACTTGGATATTGTAGATTTTTAAAATTCAAATGCGCTGCTGCTCGAACTTGCGATGCTTGGGTTGTTGGAGGTCCTATTACAGATGACAAAGCCATATAAAGATATAGAAATCACAGACAGCTATATTATTCGTGAATTTGACGAAAATATAGATTCTATTGAATTAAAATGGCATCGGGATCTAAAATCTCGTACAGTAACTGTGTTAGAAGGACAAGGATGGAAATTCCAAAAAGAAAACGAACTTCCTTTGGAATTAAATAAAGGAGATGTTATATTTATTCAAGCTAAAGAATGGCATAGAATATTTATAGGTGAAACAAATTTAAGGTTAAAAATTGAAGAATATAACTAAAATATATCTTGTTGAAAATTGTTATGGTGATCCTAATAAAGTTTATATTGGTAAGACTATAAATTCAAGAGAATCTAATCATAAAAAAACGTATGGTACCCAAATTAAATATACTTTTATAGATGAAATAAACTCATTGAATAGAAAAGATTGGGAACCATTAGAAACATATTGGATAGAGCAGTTTAAGGCTTGGGGATTTGAGATAGTAAATGTAAGAAAAAAGGGAGGAATGGGTCCTGAATTCTTATCTGAGGAAGCTAGAAGTAAGAAATCTAAAGCTATGATAGGAAAAGCCCATTCAAAAGAAACTTGTTTAAAAATAAAACAAGCATTACAAGGAAAAAAAAGAGATAAAAAAATTGGAGAAAAAATATCAAATTCAAAAAAAGGTAAGTCTATTAATTTAATAGTAACTTCTCAACATAAAAATAAATTAAAAGAAATAAAATCTATTCCTATTACCCAATATGATTTACAAGGAAATTTTATTAAAGAATGGGATTCAACTCAAGAGGCTGCTTTTTTTTATAATGTTCAAAAAGGACATATATGTAACGCTTTAAATGGAAGATCCAAATCAAGTAAAGGATTTATATGGAAATATAAAAATTAATATATTTATAAAGGAACATGAACACTTAAATTAAAGATACACAAAGTACAGACCGATTCATAGCCGGTCGCTTAACAAAAAAACTGACAGCTGTGGCGTCACCCCAATAAACTTGGAGACGCCACTTTTTTTATGTATATTTAATAGTTAACAATTTGAAATATGAAAAAAATAGTAAT